ACCTTGCTTTGCCTATGATTTTTTCTGCTTGTCTAGATGCTTGCGCTCGCCTAAGTGGATTTTCAGAGTTGCCACCTAAAACGTCAAACAAGTAATTAAATGCAGCGCCTCTTGCGCGATCACTTCCGTATGTCGGCATCATCGTTTGTGGCGTATACGGCATCTGCCCATCCTGCGCTCTAATTCGCTCAAGGGCGCTTGGAATTATGTTCCGCAGTGCTGATTCAGGCATAATCTATGCTCCTGCCATTTAGTCAATTTGCCTGTTTTGCTGATTGTTTTCGAAGCCACCAGCCGCTAACGCGCCCGCACCAACAGCACCAATGGGAACCATGTATGTCTTACTCACATCGTATGGGTCAAATATAACCGCAACCTTTTTTAATTTTGGATGATTTGTGTAATATCCGGTATAACCTGCGTCTGCGATTCTGCGCTCAGACCCTGTTGGGTCGTTAGCAACCCACAAGCCATCGGGGTTTCTTTGCGCCTGATAGATAAGCTCTGGCTCAATTAGAATCTCATTTCGTACAGCGCCTAGTCCCAACTCCGGTCTGTATGCATCTTCGGATGCAGGTATACCATAATACGATCTTTTGACGAAGTCAGGGTCGGATGCGCGATTACGTTCTGCAATCGACCCTCTCGACAAACCACCTCCATAAAACTCTGGGTCGATTCGTTCAAGTGGTCGTCCTGAATAATGGACAAGTCGCAGCTTTCCGTCATCAGTAATTGCTCCTTCAAGCCCTGTTCTATTTCCTCCCAAATTGTCGAAAAACTCTCGTCTTCTATTTTCATTTATTAGCAGCCCTTCCTCTGATGCCCATCTTGGCATTAAGCCTGATTTTTGATCTGCAAATATTGTATCGTCAATTTTTGCAGCTCTATTAGATTCACCGAACGGCCCGTAGTTTAGAAATGAATTTTGACCTCTTGTCTCACTTGCTAAAGCTCTACGCGCTAACGGGCTGTACATTCCTGCATGAGATTGGTACGCAGCCTCTTCGCCAGCAGCACGAAACCCAACGCCAGCCTTTGCGTGACCAAAATAATCGTGTACGGCTCTAAATACATCGTTCATTAACGCAGGTTGGCCGCTTATTGTTCGGCCAGATGGCTGCAATAATGGGTTGCCTGCTGGATTAAAGTTTGGATTAGTGCCAAAGCCTTCTACGCTTGGAAACACACCAAGTCGCCTGTTTTCTGCAATATCCAGTAAAACCTCATAAGGACTGTTTGGATACGGGTTTGCTGCTGGATTTATAAAAAAAGGCTCAATACCTTGATTAAGCATGGAATCATATTGTGCAAGTGTCTCCCGTGTCATTTGGCCATAAGCTCTTTGTGTTGTTAAGTCATCAGGAGAGTGTCTCATTAAATCGTACTCTCTTGAGATTCTTCTCGCCCTGTCCTCATCAATAGGATTATATCGCGTTGTTGGTTGATATGGCACACCTGTTATCTGTGACGATCTGATAGCAGCCTCTTCTGCATCTAGGTTTCTTCCTAGTTCAACACGCCCAACATTTGGTACATTTGCAACTATTGGCGCACCCTCTAACGGACTTGTTCCTATTGACCTTGTGCCGCGTAAACCCCTGCTCGCAAAATCGCCAGCCACTGGAATAATGCCCAGCATACCCAAACCGCCAAGTATCGCAGCCTGTCCAAGATTTCCTTGATCTAGTGCCTGCTTAGCCTCGCCAAATGCAATTACATCACCTACACCCGGCGTAAAGTCAGCAGCCATCCTGCCAGCACCTAGAACCTCTTCTGCGCGTCTTGTGGCCTGCGCCCTTGCTGTAGAGTTCCCGGTGTTACCGCCAAACATGTTATGCAGGGCGCTAAACGCCATGCCACGCGCACGATCAATACCATAGGTAGGCATCATAGTTTGCGGGTTCGTAAGCATCTGCCCTTCTTGGGCGCGTATACGATCCAGCGAGCTTGGCATTATATTTCGCAGTGCTGACGGCATGATTAAAGCTCCTCGTCCTACTCTTCAGATTCCCAAGCCTGACACACCCGCAAGTTGTGGCAAATAAATTCAAACTTCATGCAGTAACCGCGACCGTTGCCATCAACATCATAGTCATCCTCTTCAACCTGCTCCATCATCTCTAACGCGTCAGGTGAGTTGTCAAAGTGGACACAGTTTGAACAAAGCCTGCGCCTTGCGTCCTTCTCGTTTATGTCCCACACCTTGCCTATCTTGCGCCAGAACTCTACGTTATCGCTGGTAGTCTCTTCAGGGCCAAAGCACCAGTACATAATCACGTTGTCACGATTAGACTTGTTTGTCTTAGCCGTTAACTCCTGCTCATCAGTGCTTACTACGATTGTCATGCCTTCTAATGGATTCATCCTTACCTCCTAAACGGATTAAGTGCGCTGACGACTTTCATCTGGTTGTCTATTTCCAAACCTTGAGTTTGAACAGAATCCTTCTGAATCTTCGCCCCCGCTTCTTGCGCCTTGATCTGTGTGTTCATGCGCTGGGTCTGTGCGTTGAAGCCATCAACCTGCTGTGATGCTTGCTCGGTCTGCATACTAATTTGCAGCTTCTGCGTTTCAAGCTGCAACTTTGCAGCGTCAAGCTGGAGCTTCTGCACCTCTACCTGCGCTTTCATTTGCTCTGCTTGCGCCTTCGCCATCTCAGCCTGAGCCAGTACCATTGCTGGGTCTTGCTGCTGCTCTTGGTTTTGGGCGCTCATGTTGAGCTTGTTGATCTCCTCGTCCGTCATCTGGGACTGCGGTATCAAACCCTGATTTAACATCTGCTCACGCTTGCGCTCGCCGATCTGCATAGCCGCGCTTGTGGGGATAGCGTTGAGCAGGATGTCTCCAGCCATACCTATGATTGATGGGTCAACCTTTGCAATCTCAATAATTGTCTCAATGGTTTCTTGCTGACGATTACGGAATGACGGGCCAGCTCGACAAACGACACTGTACTGCCCCTTTGCTAAGTCGTTTAGCGTGACCGGCAGTCCCGTTCTTGGGTCTGTTTTAGGCTCGTTGACCAGCTTCATCTCCGTTGTGCCGTCCTCATACAGCAGCCTGACCGTTCTCATGGCATCATATACCTTGGGTATTGCCTTGATCAGTATGTCGCCAGTTGATGAGATGCCAGCCTCTAACGCCCTGAAGTATTTTATTGTGCCGTTGTCGCCCTTGCTTTGCAGTCGCTCAATTGCCACACCTGACTGCAAGCCAGGATTGTCGCCCATGTTCGCCGCAAACATTCCAGAGGTCTGACCAATTATCTGGCGCATGTTCTCTGAGATTGTTCTTAGCCCTGGATTTACCTGCGCCCCGCCTTGCTGCGTGGGAACGGTTGGAAACTCAGGGTCTGGGTTAAAGAACTGCACTGGGTCTGAGTTTGTGTTCAGTGATGCCAGCGTATCTGCATGACCAGCGGCTTGTGTAAGCGTCATCCAGTACTTGGCCCTTGGCGCAAGTGCGCCCTCCTCGATCTCTCTGGAGAGTGAGTAGTTCAACACACGCTGCGGGTCTAACAGCTTTTCAACAACACCCCAGTAGATTGTTTTGTTCTCGTATATCTTAAAGTTTCCATACACCGGCACGATGGGTATGCGGTCAAAGATTGTGTCAACCTTGTCCTCTAGCCAATCTTTTTGATCAAAAAAGCGAGAGCATACTTTATTCTTTTGCGCCGTTCTGCGCCTTAGCTCTGTTATACCCTGAGCAGTCATCTCAGCTTTAACAGCCTCGTAGTCCTTATCAGCCTCATACACAGCGCCGTTACTAAGCATGACAAGCTCAACAGACTCTGGCTCAACGTAAAACAGTTGACCAATAACAACCACCTCTGCCTTATCGTAATAGCTGTCCTCGCTTCTGTCGGTTGACACAGATGCCTTTGCGCCGTTTGGGTAGGTTTTATCATACTCCTGTACTGATATTGCGTGCAGAAGGAAAGCGTACTGAGCATCAGACTTGTCATTTTGATAAGCCGCAGGGTCGAACCAAACCCTGTCAATAAAGTTAGGAACTGCTTCGATTACTAGGTCTTGATCAAAAGACAGGTGGTCTGCGTACTTGTGCGATACCATCCAGCCGTCATAGCCAGCCGTTGCCATGCCGCGCCCAGCGTTGACGTAAATGTCCTTTGCTCGACTCATAGCCTCTATGTTTCTGACTAGGCCATCAAGAACCAAAGCCGTTTCTT